TACAAGCCGCTGGAGATTGCTGGCATAACCTTCCCGTCACGCACCATCGCCGCAGCAGTGCTTGGCGTCAGCCGTGGTGAGTTCTCGGCCATGATCTCGCCTAAAGCGACAGACTTTCGACGCCAGAAGCTTGCCCGTATGCTTGGCGAGTACAAGCGGAAGGTTGAGGCATCAGGGGCTTCAAACTAGGCTTAGCAGCCAGTCGATGTCAGCTTGCTGCCGTTGCTCATTGAAGCCCCTCAGCGTGATCATCTGGTGCTTGACGTCCTCCGAAGGCAGTAGCCTGACAAGGGGAGCGTCAAGCATTGAGACGAATGCAAACATGTCGGCGCTGCTCCCGCCCCTATGGAATGCGTGTGCGCCAGAGCGCGTGAGCTGATTGCTTGTCTTCACCTCCACGCGCAGTACGCGACCGCTCTTGAGCGTAACATGCAAGTCGCACGCCCCGTCTACGCGGGACGCCTCCAGTCCAGCCTTCTCGATCAGGTAGGCCGCGTAGTGCTCGCCAGCGCGGCCCGTCCTGATGTGATCCTTGGAACGCATGACCTACTCAGCGCATCCGCTGTCGATCTGGCCAATAAGCATTGCGCCCGCCATCATGCTCTTCGGGCCACCATCATCGAGCAAGGCAAGCGTGAGGTCATCCCTGCTCTTTATTGTGGCATCACAGATCGCGCTTGTCTGCACGGTCGCGCAGCCACTGCTCAGCGTCATCAATACGAACGCTGTCAGCGCGCTTGCGGGTTTCGATGTAGTCTTCAGCATCTTTCAGGTCTTCCTTTTGGCTCTGATCACGCCTGCCCTGTATATACACGCCAAGAAACGCAGCCAGCAGTGCGGCCGCGCCAATGGCGTATAGCTTTAGGCGAGCAATCATCGGATGCCGTCCGCCCACTTCTTCATCCGCTCACGCATAATCCAGATGGCCATGAGGATGATCAGCACCGCGCCGCCTGCAACGATAATCTGAGCCAGACCATCAAGCGCCTGAATTGCCGTCACAGCGCCGCCAATCGCCGTTGCTGCCTGCACTACCGATGCCTGCATGGTCTTGCTCTGTACGGCGCTTGTGCGTACAGGAGCGGGCTTCTCGTCGACAACAGGCGCAAGGAACAGGTCAACCTCTGCCTCACGGCGGCTAACCAAGCCTTTCACGACCTTGCCACCAGCCTTGCGCCACATGCGTATAGATGTCGGGACGCGATCCTTGTTGCCTGCATTGAAATGACGCAGCGCAGAAGACTTGCGGAAGGCTGTCGGGCCAATGTTGTAAGCGAGCGAGGTGAATGCGCCAAGCTCGTTCTCATTGATGGGTGCGGTGATCGCGGGCTTAATCTCCGCAAGAAACTTCTCGATAGTCTTCTCCAGATACCAGTCAGCTTCGGACTGTGTGATGGTTGTGTCTGGCCCGACTTCAATGAAGCCAGCGCTGGTTGTCAGGCCGTAACCTACAGTCCATACGCCAGCGGAACACTTATACGCCTTGAGCTTGCAGCCCTCCCAGCGCTTAATGAGATCGAGTGAGGCTTGGTTTAGCATGGCCGTCTCCTATTTCGAGAACGCATCGTCGAGCAGGATGATCTCAAGGCGCTGCACCTGAAGCTGAAGCTCGTTTGTCGTTTTGATATTCCAGCTCAGGAGAGCCACGATAACGCTGACCAGAGCAGCGAAGACCACCTTGTTGTCCATCACTTCCTCAACGCCTCTTCTATGCCATCCAGCTTCTCGAACACGCGCTTGAAGTTGTCACGCACCTCTTTGAACTCACGGTCGTGTGCAATCTTGGTGGCCTCCACCTGCGCCTTCAGCACCTCGATCTCCGTGTGGTGGCTGTTAATCTTGTTGTGGATCATCCAAACAAACGCGCCGACGGGTACAACGACGTATTTCAGGAAGAGGTCTACAGTGTCCATCGCGTGGTCCCTTTTAGCTTGGACAATAATACCACCGAGGCGGCAGTTTGCCAACAAAGCTTGCGTTTTTGTGTGTCTGCCCATAACAATATGTCACCATATTGGAGGTCAAACTATGCTCGATGACAAAACGAAAGAGATTGTACGCATTCTCAATCAACCGCACCGCTGTTCAAATATGATGGCCCTGTTTCGCTCATGTGAGCAGGCGGCCACCATCATTCAGGATCAAGCTGCGGAGCTGGCCAAGCTCAAAGCTAAGCCAGCCCCAAAGCCCAAGAAGTCTTAACGTAGGCCGAGGCTCTTCATGAGCGCGTCAAGCTTGTTGCCGAAGTAGTCAACCTGATTGCTGTCGCCCTGCATGTTCTGAGATAGACCCAGCCCCATCATAGTGCGCTGGGTCGCCTCCCTCGCAGACTCGCCACCGCGGCGCGCACGCCCGATGGCTGGTGTCAGCGCCTCCATCTGCCGCGCACTCTGCATCAGCATCTCTGGCGATTGACGTTGCGTGAGCACAGGCGCGATCTCGCGCGCCACTGCATCCATTCTCGCGCGCTGTGTTGGCCCACCCACGAGTGCCTGCGTGACAGCGCCAGACGCAGTCGGCAGGAGCCCTTGGCGGCCCACCTGCTCTCCGAGGCTTTCGCCTGTGATATCCTTCATGCGCTCGTTGACCAAGCCACGGATGGCTGTCTTGGAGTTAGACGCAACTGCTGCGCGCTGCATGAGTGCGCCAGATGTGTCTGTGATCTGCTGGCCAAGTGATGCCGCAGCCTCATCTCCGAGCACGAGGCGGAGCTTCTCGGCCACCGCACGCGTGTTGAGCGCCTTCAGCGCAGCCAGCGCCTCGACAATCTCGGCGTCGTTATTGCCAGTCGGGTTGACCTTCGCGTTGGCTTGGATCTCGTCGATCTTATTGCGTAGCGCCTGCACAGTCTGCTTGCGAGCCACGTCATCCATGCCGACGATTGAGCGCTCAACCTCCGCACGCGTCAACCTCGGGCTCAGGATGTCGTTACCCAAGTCTGCAGCGATGCGCTGGTCGATGGCGTCCTTGCCCGCGGCCCGCGCTGCGGCGTAGTCTGGGTTCACGTCGTCGAGCGCGCTGCGCAACTGCAGAGCCAGATCTCGCTTGGAGTTGGCTGCCGCAGTATTGCCCGCACGCTTGAGCGCTTCGCTCTGGTCGTAGAGCTGACGCGAGAGGTAGTCGAGAGACGCCACGGTCGGCGTGTCTGAGACAGTGTAAGTTCCGTCCGCGTTGCTCGTGATATTGAGGCGTGATCGGTCTGCTGTTGGTAGGTCGTTCAGTGCGTCTGCGTCTATGCGCTTGGGTGCGAAATACTCTGACGCCTCGCCAGCTTCGCGCAGGAGCGTTTGAGCGCCAGTGAGGTCAGACGGGGACACGCGGTTGAACACTGACATGACAGCCGCGCCCTCGTCGCTGTTGGGCGTGATCTGGAAGTCATACGCCTTGCCGTAGAGCTCGCGCCGCGCGGACGCTGTGTCAGCCATAATACTGGCCTTCTGCCCTGTGAGGTCTCCCAGCGGCTTCCCGAGCACGTCATCCATGCGCTTGGTGAGGTCATTGGATGCCAAGCTGGCTGTCTCGTTGAGGTTCTTGATGACGACTTGGCGCCCCTCGGGGCTGTTGGCCACCGTGTCGAGCAGAGCTTCTGTGGCCCCGCCCATGCGGGCAATGTTGCCATATGGGCCAGCCTGCTGCGCGCTCATGACTGCGTCTGCGCTATCCAGCGCAAGCGTGTCCTTAACGACTTCTGCGGCATTGCCCTTGAAGCCGAGATTATCGAGGATGCCGCGGACTGGCTTCTCGAGGTATTTGCGTGTTGCTGCGCCAACGCCAGCACCGACAAGCGGGCCGCCAAAGCCGAAGCCTGCACCGAATGCAGCGCCCGACTTGGCCTGAGAGATAGCTTCAGGTGCGCCGCCCTCGCCGTAGCCAGCGATGAGCCCTTCAGCCGCGCCAGCAGGTGCGCCGATAGCCACGCCCTGCGCCATCCGCCCGAGCAGTGATGCTGCGGGGGCTGCTGACAGCGCGAGTGCGCCTGCGCCGACGCCAGTCGCCAAGCGTGAAGCGGCGACTGTCTTTGGCGCCTCCATTTCGCGCCCTGCAATGGCTTGGCGGAACAAGTCCTCCGAGACGCCGCGGCCGCGAACTGGCTGCCCAGTCGCCTCCCTGACCTTGCTCGACATTTGGCTGCCGAATGCGGCGATCGGTTCGACGTATCCACGTAGGAACGGCGTACCCTTCATCGCTGAGAGGTAGCGCGTCGCACCCTCGCCGACGAGATCCTTGGCGGCCAAACCCGCGAAAACTGACGTCTCCCCAGCGACTGGCTGGTTGCCTTGGTTGCGTCTGATTGTTGCAATGGTTTTCGGGTCAGATGTAGATCCGCCAGAGCTGACGTAAGTCTCAACGCCAGACGCGTCGGCCATGATGCGGCCGCCGTCGGGGAAGCTCTCGACGAGCGTGTATCCCGCCGCTTCTGGCTGCGACGTGACTGGTGCAGGTGCTGGGAACTGGGAGGCCATTACATCCTCAATTTCCGCATCCGTCATCGTGTCGGGGAATTTGAGGGGCTCGCCGTCTGGCGAATAGACAGTGATAAATCCCATTATTCAAACTTCCTCGTGGTTGGGTTCCATGTCTTACCAGCCGCCGCGGGCGCTGTCGGAGTCACCGAGTCAGTCGTCCCCGTGTAGGCTGGGTTGGCGCGGCGCGCCTCCATGAACAAGTCGTTCACCTCTTGGATGGCTGCGCGCAGGTCGGAAGCGTTGCCAGACAAAGCGGCATCCATCCGAGATCTTGCGGCTGTAGCCTTGGCGCCCTCTGTGTCCGTCACTGGACCGCCCCCCTTGAGAGACTGAAACGCCTCCATGAAATTAAGCCCACGTAGCTGCTCGATGTAGCTGGTGAGGTTCGCGTATTCTGGCACGACGCCCAGAGTGTTCAGCGCATCGTTCACCTTGCCCTTGAAGCCAGTGAGGATGTCGAGGTTTGGCGAATTGAGCAAAGCCTCTGTGGCCGCGATGCCGAGGTTTGTCGTGACCAGCGATGACTTGCTGCCCTTCATGGCCGCAATCTGGTCGTCGATCGACTTGACCTGCAGCGCGATAGCTGGAGCAACTGACGGGTTCATCAGCGCAAAGTTCATAAGCTTCTGCTTCTGAGCTGTGAGCGCCTCAACTGAGCCCGCAGCGAGTGCGCCTGCGCCAGCAGGAGCCCCACCGCCCATCAGGCCCATAAGCATCTGCTGCTGCAGTGTTGCGGCTTCGCGCTTGCGGTTCATGTCCTGCAGGTCGTTAAAGCGGCCCATCAGCGAGTCGAATGCGTTACCCTGACGCCCTGCGAGTGCCGCGCCAGCATCTGAAAGCGCTGAGAACGCCAGCATGCGTCGCTGCGTCTTGGATAGGTTAGCAAATGGATCGTCTGACGCCGCTGCGGGGGTCTGCAGCTCGACGAGCTTCTGCATCATTGCCATGTTGCCGCTGGCTGGAGCGGCAGGCTTTGCTGCGTTATACGCGGCCCGAGCTTCCTCGGAGTTCGTATCCACCCGAAGCGATGCGAGCTCTTCTGGCGACATCGTGTCGGCAACGCTTCCAACTTCTACTGCTGGCTGCGCGGCAGGCGCTGCCATAGGAACAGGTGCAGGCGCAGCCGCTGAGGGCGGCGGCAGGAGCAGCTCTGGCGTGCCAGCTGCGACTAGATCCGCGGGGCGCCGCAGCATCTCCATCTCTGATGGCATTGCCTCAGCGCCCTCAGCCACTCCGCGCATATCAAAGTCAAGCTCCGAGAGCCTGTCGATGTCTTCCTGTGTGAGTAGGTATGTTTCCATAATCAGGCTCCAATGCGCTCGCTGAGGCCGACATAGTTCACGCGGCGGTATCCGTCATCTCCGACCATGACCAAGTCGGGGTGTATCTTCTCAAGTTCCTGCGCCATGACGCCGACTGTCGGCTGGTCTGGGCGCGCAATGCGCTTGCCTTCATCGTTCCAGTCCCACGAGTAGAACTGGATGCCGTCGCGCTTGTAGAGCGGCTTGACGTTTTCCTTGAGGCGAGTGTCTGAGCCTCCCCATAGTCCCGCAGCCTGTCCGCCAGTTGCCGCCGAGCCTGCGCCAGACAGCAAGTTGCCGAATGCCGTCAAGCCGCCAAACGGATCGTGCTGAGTGACGGTTCCGAGTCCAGCTGGGATACCAGATCCAGCCGCCAGAAGCGCGTTGAGCTGCGTCATCGGGTACGCCTGCTGCTCTTGGAACATTGTGTAGTCAGCCTGAAGCTGCGCCTGCTCGAGCGCACGCTGCTGCTCTGCGGCAGTCATCTGAGCCGACAAGCCAGTAATTTCTGATTGCAGGCCAGCCCCCGCGAGCGCTCCAAGCGCATTCGCGGCGCCGCTCTGCACGCCAGCGCCTGTAAACTGGCCAGCGTAGTTTGTGGCGGCTGTCGACTGCGCTCGCGCTGCGGCAGCTTCTCGCGCTGCTTGCGTATTGGCGATGTCGAAGCGGCTGGAGGCCAGAGCCTGATCGTAAGCCTGAGAGCGCTGCGTGTTGGAGAGATTTGCCGCAGCACGCGCCGCCTCACCCGCAAGCACACCCTCAGCAACACCCTGACGAGATCCGCCGAATGCGCCAGCGGCCGTCGCCTCTGCGCCCAGAGTATTTGACGCCATCTGGCGTTGGCGCTCGATGTCGGCCTGCCCAGCTTTGATGACGCCCTCAACGTAGGGGTTCATGTACGGGTCAAGGTTTGCCGCTGAGATTGTATCAACGCCAACCGCGCCTTGGCCAGTCATCGCTGTGGGCGTGAAGCCAGTCAGGGCGCGCTGAGTGTCCTGCGCTGTCGCAAAGGCATTCTGCCCCGTGTTCAAGCTGCCAAAGCCAGACAGAGCCTGCATCTGCATAGGCGTCATGCCAGCGATGAGCTCGCCCTCATATGGGGTGTAGTCCGTACCCGCTACATCAAGCCCTTTCGGCAAGATGTTTTCGCGGATAAAGTCTTCCTGCCACTGCGGCAGCTTGGTTTCTTGTGTCTTTGTTGAACCCATCAGCTCAGCTCCATCTCAAAATGAGTGTATATTTCACGGAACGAAGCCGCTTCTGCGTATTTGCGCTGAAAGCCCTTGCGGCCGTCAGCTTCTATAGCGTCCAGTTTAGCTTCTTTGGCCACTTTTGTCAAAATAGCCAGTGCCTCGTCTACCCATGTGTGCATGCGCTTTCCGCCCATCCACTCGATCTTCATATTGCGCCGCTTGGGATACTGCACAATGCACGTCACAATGGCCGCGACGGGCTCCCTGCCGACGTATGCCATCCACAAAAGTGAGTCGCCGTCATGCAGCTCGTCGAGAATATCTTCCACATCCACGTTCTGCGACTGACGCGCAATCGCGGGCACGAGCATATCCATGGCATCCTCTATGACCTCGTCCAGATGCTCTGGCAGGATAGGCAGGAGCTGTAGCGGCGGTCTCATCTGCACGACGTTATCCATGAAGCCTCGTAATTGCTATTGTTGACGCAGGCGCGGCAGGCGCAAACGCCGTGGCCGCTGACGCGTTGAGGAAGCCGCTTGTGCTATCCGTGGCCCACATCGGCTCTAAGTAATCTCCCGCCGCAAACTCAAATATCGCGGAGCGGCTCACAACGAGAACCGAGCCATTCTGATGCAGTGCGTTCTTCATGGTCGAGCCAGCGACGTCTACGCCGTTCACGCGAGGCCAGAACCAGAAGTTGACCGTGCTGCTCGACGTTGACGAAATCTGCGCTGAGAACGAGACCATGTACTGCCCAGCCTCCTCGAAGACCAGACGAGACGCGGGCGTACCCTGCGTGATGCCATCGGAGATTGCCGTCGTGTATGTCAGCGGGTACGCAGTGTTGATGGCCGCCGCAGTCACGTCGGCTGTGATGCCGCCCTGATACTGGCCATCCTCAAGCACGATCTGCCGCCACTCGCCATTCTTGCTGACGACGGGGTAATCGTTGACCTCGTCCCACAGGATGATGCCATTCTCGACGGCGCGGGCGTCGCCACGCTTGAACGACAGCCGCGAGGCCGTGCGCTGCAAATATGACACGATATTCTGCGCCCAGATTTGCAGGTCTCCCGTGACGGGTGGCGGCGTGTACCCGCCACTCATCTCTTGCTGCCCGCCACTGCGTCGAGGCGCATGACGCCGACGCGCCAGTCTGCCAGACGCTCGCCCTCAACCCGCATCCGCACCTGACGACCCGTGAAGCGCACGGATGTAGGGTTGGCCATAGTGTAGGGGCCGTAGCTGCGCTCAACATCATTGGGGTGAAAGCGCGTCTTGAATGTGGCGGAGACGTCACCCTGCGTAAGCTCGTCAGGGATCAACATGGTGGCCGTCATGACGTTATCGCCAGAGCCGAGGCTGATTGGCCCACTCTCTGCGAATACGTCTGCGCCCTCGTAGTTGAGGCCAGTGTCGTGATTGTATGCGTTGCCGCCTGTCGTGAACCACATGGGGCGGCGGAAGACGCCACGGTCGAAGCCCGCCGTGCGTGAGAGCTGGCCGATGGACCAGTGGCCCTCCTTGTAGTTGTAGCTGACGTAGCGGTCGATCTCGTTTGACCCGCCCGAGCAGTAGAACCACCAGATCTCGTTGTACTGCTGATTGGTCACAGACCAGACCTTAGACGCCTGCGCCGTGTTGATGTCATTGAAGACGTAGTCACCAACTTCGCATGGGATGTCCTGAACTGCGCCGCCTGCGTAGCCGAAGAAGCCTCGCTGGCCCATCCAGAAGACGCCCTCGTCAACCGCCGCCGCTGACTTGCGGCTAATAGCGCCGCAGGATGAGCCGACACGCTGGAAGCCGTAGACGAACTGGCCGCCGATGTATGTGGCGCTGTGGGCGTCTGTGTCTGTGATGATGAGAGACTGGCCGCGTGTGCGGATGCCCTGCATGATCTGGCCAGAGGTTTGCAGCTCAATGTCGCCCGCCTCGTTGGTGGCCGCAGGCGTCCAGAGCGTGTTGTTCTCGCGGTCGCACCACTGCACGAGGCGGGGGTTGCCGCCTGCGCCGAGCGCAAACAAGAAGCGCTCTTCCGTGACGAGTAGGCCGAGGTTGTCTGTCGGCGCGTTGGTGATTGGCGCGGCGTCGCTGCCAGTGTTGAGTTGCCACTCAAGCAGGCGACCATCTGCCGTTGAGCAGGCCACGAGCCATGAGCCAAAATTGTCGAGCGACCAAGTTGTCGCTTCTGCATAGTTGCCAGTGTCGGCGCGCTCAGTGCCGTAGAAGCCGAGGCCGTAGAAGCCGCCGCCGAAGCCTGTCTCGATGGCCGCGTCCAAGCTGCCCGCCGTCAGGTCTGCGGGGGTGATGTCTGTGGTGATGTTGCTCTCAGTGCAGACGACGAGGCTGTCGTGGAAGCCAGCGGCAAACCAGCGATCCGATGACGTGTCCTGCCACGACAAAGCGCCGCGTGGCGCGGCGCTGCCAAGTGATACGCGATCCTCCCAACCTCGGACGGGTCGCATCGTACCTTCCACCCACCGCACAAGGTTAGCGTCACGCCAGCGGTTGCTGCCCTGAAAGTCAGTGCCGTTGCGGTAGACGCCTGCGGGGATTTGGAGCGGGATTAGCGGCATGGCTTACGCCTTCATAATGTATGCGAGCGCGTAGTATGGTGGCCTGTTTTCGTGCGATGCGCCGCCGCCAGTGTTGCCGACTGAGACGGTGTGGGTGTGTGATCCAGCGGAAGCAATAGAGACACTATGCGTGTGGTTTCCCGCGTCTGAAGTATATGGAACGGGGTTGCTGGGGTTGTTTGGCACAGCGTCTGCACTTAGTTTTGACGTCCCCGATAGGCCGTTGACCGTATACGCCGAGTCAGTGACTTTATCGTGCGTTGTGCCAGATATGTGATTGTGCGTTCCAGCAGAGCCAGTAGAACCTGAGTGCGTGTGGCTGCCTGCGCTGCTTGTCGAGCCAGAGTGGCTGTGCGCTGGGATTTGCGATGTGGAGAGCGTGACGCTGTCTGCGCCTCCCGTATCCCCGACGCCGTATGAGCCGCCCGCGCCAACGACGAAGCGGTTGCGCAAGTCTGGCGTGCCGTTGCTGCCGTTGCAGAGGAACCAGCCAGAGGGAACGCTGCCAGTGCTGCCAGACCACATGATGATGCCGCCCGCTGGCACTTTGTATGCGTCGGCCGCATTAAGCTGCGTCTGGATATTGGATGTCACGCCGTCAACGTGGTTAAGCTCCGCCACTGAGGCCGTCACCGTTGCGCCGCCAACTTTGAGAGCGGTCAGGTTGGGCGAGATGGCCGTCGTGCCGTCCAGCAGGTTGTCGATGCTGTCGAGGTTGGTGTTGAGCTTCGTCCCCCATGTGTCAGCGGATGCGCCGACTTCGGGTTTAACGAGGCTGTATGTGGTGGTGACTGCGTCTGCCATTTCGCTTCCAATCCGTTATCAGTGTGGCTCAGAGAGCGCTTAATTTAAGGCGCATCTTGCCATGTTTTGCTGCTCGAGGCAACTGGCGCTCAGAGCGGCCTTGTCGGCCACGTTACATCATGCGGGAAGCCAGCTTGCTGAGGCACGTCGAGCAGTGCCTGACGATAGGCAGCCCATGAAGCCTGTGCAGCATCATCAAGTGCAGCCCAACGCAGCGCATTGCCAGCGATAGGGTCAACCTCAGTGGAGAGCTTCATGTCACGTTCTGCACGGATGGTCTGTGCCGCTGCTTCATCAAGCTCAGCCTGAGTTGGCGGGACGTATGCTGCCACGTCACCTGCGGAAGCCATAGCTGCAAGCAGGACGTTGTTGTCGATTGTCATGTCCGTGTCGTCAGGATTTAGTGTGTACGGTATCCAGCCGAACTCAGGGTGGTTGATTTCACAGTCGATCCACTCCTCAGTGACATACCTTGCGTTTCTATATTCCATCATGAAATCCTCACCCAAACTGTTCCCCTGTCCCAAAATGCTTGATGCGCAAGGCATCTCCACGTACCAGATCCAACAACTGTGCCAGAGTATCTCTCACTGTCCGTGTAACGCATGGATGCCCCAGAAAATGTCGAACCCGGCGTTGCCGCTGTCCCGCTTGATGTCTTTCTCAAGAATGCGTAAGAGCCTACACTGCCAACACTTAGCCCAGCAGTAGCAGAAAGCACTTGCGCAGTTGATGGTGTTACACTAATCCCAGTCAAAGCTGAACCATTACCATGGAAGCTAGGTGCATAGATAGGCTCAGTAGAGGTAACCTGAGAGTTGTTGACTTCAAGACGTTCTGCACCACCAGTTACAACACGCCATTGATCTGCAGCGTGGAACTGAATGTATGTGTCAGTGTCACCCTCATGTATGATCTGATCTACACCAACAATGTCATTGTTGTTCATGTCTATCTGGCCAGACAAAGAGACGCCACTTGAAGTAGTCGCCAACTTGGTGTTGGCTGCATGTCTTAATTCAACACCAGCCGCTTCTGTCATGTAGATGTGCCACTGGTTGTCTTCGTCATTGTAGATGCCAGCATTCTCGCCATCAGTCATAAATGACCAACGACCCTCATTGGAGCTATTGCGTATTTGCAGGCCAGCCCAGCTAGAAGTGCTAGATGTGATCTGCAACAAGTCTGCACGATCCGAGCTTTCTGCCAGTTGAACCTGTGACCCAATGTTTAGCTGTGTACCTGACAGTGTTGTGAATGTGTCAGCGGTATTGCTACGGAGGAAAGCAGAGCTATCAATACCATCCAGCAGATTACTGTCAGCGGCTTTACCTGAAGTTGACAGCGCACCAACGTCAGCCGCCGTGAGCGTCTTAGACGCAAGCCCTGTGACGTGGCCGTAGGTATCAACAGTGACGTCTTGAATGACCGTTGCGCCGCTGTTGTTCACAGAGGCTTGGCTGGATGTGTCAGCGTGGTTAATAGTGACCGTCCCCGAAGTCCCGCCGCCTGATATGCCGCTCCCTGCGGTCACGCCAGTGATGTCGCCCACGTTTGTCGTATAGCCTGCATCATTGGTCAGCGCTGATACATTGTCGCCAGACTGCAAGGCGCTGTCTGCAAGCGAACCTTGAGCCGCTGTAGCGTAGTCAGCGCTGCTAAACGCTTTAACTTGGGCAAGGTTTGTCACCTCGCTGTCCATCAATGCGCCAGCCGCAGTGACGTTGGCCGTGTCAGTGACGTTTGCGCCAGCCTCAATGCCGTCGAGCTTAGAGCCGTCCGCAGCAACGTCTCGGCCATCAACCGTGCCAGAGACGGTCACCGAGCCGAATGAGGGGCTGTCACCTGTTTGCACTGCACTGTCCGCCAGAGCGCCCTGAGCCGCTGTGGCGTAGTCCGTGGCCGCAGTTGTGGCGGCCGTACCGAGGCCAAGGTTTGTGCGGGCTGTGGCTGTGTTTAAGACATCTGAGAGGTTGTTCGTGGCAAGCAGCGCTCCCGACAGGGACGCATACGCGGCGAGCCACGCAGCCCCATCATAGACTTTCATGATGTCGTCAGTGGTGTTGAAGTAGAGAGCGCCAGCAACGAGAGGATTGCCGTCGTTATCTAGTGTAGGGTCTGACGCCTTCTGCCCTAAGTAGCGGTCATCGAAGCTGTCCAGAGCGGCGAGAGCCGCATCAGCAGACGCAGAGGCAGAGCTCGCAGATGACGCCGCCGCAGTGGCTGACGTGGAGGCATTTGTCTCGCTTGTCGCTGCATTTGTAGCGCTTGTGGCTGCGTTTGAGGCAGACGTTGCCGCGTTACCTTCAGAGGTGGCTGCGGCGGTCTCAGATGCAGCAGCGTTTGTTTCGCTCGCTGATGCAGCAGCCTCACTCGCAGCGGCATTTGTTTCTGAAGTAGATGCAGCAGATTCGGACGATGCGGCATTCGTTTCGCTCGTGGCAGCATTCGTCTCTGACGTGCTGGCGGCGGATGCACTTGATGCTGCGTTTGTCTCAGATGTGCTGGCTGCAGATGCAGAGGAAGCTGCAGCCGTGGCAGAAGCAGACGCCTCAGAAGCCTTTGTAGTGGCTGTGGCAGCGCTTGCAGCAGCGTTGGTCTCAGATGTTGCGGCATTTGTCTCTGACGTGGCCGCAGCGGTTTTGGATGCAGCGGCAGCACTTTGACTTGCAGATGCAGCAGACGCAGACGCGGCGGAAGCTGTGGCACTCGTTGCCGAGGCAGATGCAGACGTGGCTGCATTCGTTTCGCTTGTCGCAGCATTCGTCGCAGACGTGCTTGCGGCAGACGCGGATGTCGCAGCGTTCGTCTCTGACGTGCTGGCAGCAGCCTCAGAAGCTGCAGAGGCCGTCTCAGACGCCGCAGCAGCGGTTTCAGCGGCTTCGGCTGCTGTTTGGGCAGTCTGTGCCGCAGTGGCGCTCGTAGAGGCGCTGGTGGCGCTTGCAGCGGCCTCCGATGCCTTTGTGGTCGCCGTAGCCGCGCCAGTGGCGGCTGACGTGGCCGATGCGGCTGCGTTTGCCTCGGCGCTCTCAGCTTCAACTTCACTTGCAGCGGCGGCAGCCGCAGATGCAGCGGCGGCGGCTTCGCTGGCAGCAGCGGCGTCCTTAGAGGCTTCGGCCTGCTCGGCGTAGCTTTCGAGGTTGTCAGTGTCAGTCGGGCTAGTCATGCCCGCCTTCTGATCCCAAGTTGTTGTCACCATTAGCGGGGAACTCCCATTTTGAGCGGGCCAGAGTGCTTGCCGCGTTCACTTTCGAGGCGCATGCTCTCAATCGCGTTTTGATATAGCGCCGCCCAGATTTGGATGCGTGCGTCGTCTTTAAGGTATGGGGCCGAGTGTGCCAGCGAGCCGTAAAGGTAAACGTCTGGCGCGTACTGCAGAATCCAGTTGGTCGGATCAGCATCTGTCAGCGCTGGAGTGCGCGCGTAATACTGAAGCGACAGCGTGTAGCTTTGATCTGGCGCAGGGTAGAACTCAAGCTGATCCGCAGTCGATCTGAAGTAAAGCGGCTTGCCAGCCTCTTGGCTGCGACCCTTGCGGTCTTGCATGTCCGCCATAGAGATAAGCTGAAGTCCTGTGCCGTCGCTCAGGCTTACGTCCTGCCACTCCATGAAGTCAGTGGGCAGGTTTTCATACTGCTCGTCGAGTGCAGCCTCGACGCGCTTCTCTTGCCGCCAGTGGCGGATGTCGCGGTCCATCTGGGCCTCCGCCAACGAAATAAACGTCGGAATGACTGGGGTCAGATCATCACGGTTGAGAAAATCCGCGATGCTGGTTTGCAGCTCTGCGTATGTTGTAATTGCCATCTATGTCACCACTTCGCTTTATCGGCCCAGTATGCCGCAGACATTTTGCCCTTGGCGATGTTCTTTGCGTGACGCGCCTTGAACGCCTTATTGCGTGCAGAGCCATCAGGCGATCCCTTCACGCCCTGCTGCCCAAAGCGAATAGTCTTGGTCTTGTCACCCTCTTTGGCGACGACAACGTGAGACTTCGTCTTGTGGCTCGGCGTGCGCTTGGGCTTATTATACGCCGAAACTCCTGCTCTGGCCAGCTTTGGGTCTTTTGGCACTACAGTGTTCCACTTCGCGTTCTGAAGGCTCTGTTCTCAGACTTATTCAGCCACTTCTTGAGGGCTGCTGGGTCGTCGGCAATGCCTTGCTTCTTCAGCTCATAATACACGGAAAGCGGGATGGAGGCCACCTTTGCATGCTCGCCCCATTTTCCCGACACATCGTTGTACGAGCGCTTGTTTGCTTCGATAATCTTGGTGCTGTCCTGCACAGTCTCAACGACGTATTCGCCGTTGCCTTTGACGTGCCAGTATTTCGTGATGCCTGCTGCATCGTCGCGGCTGAAAAGTCTCTTCATGTCTTCCCCCAGTAGTGAATGGGGCGACCGAAGCCGCCCCACCATTTTTACGATACGTTCAAGTCAGCGATGAGGCCGTGTGCGGCTTCGTTCGAGACTTTCAGACCAACTTCAGTGATGATCATCTTCTTCTCTGCGTCGCCTGTTTTCGCAAGGTCAACAGACTGAACTGGACGCAGAACCGCGACTGATGCGTATTCTGGGTCGAGACACCATGCGTCACGCTCGCGCGAGAAGCGGTTTGGCACAACAGTCAGGGCGCCGAAGTCTGACAGGTAAACGTCAGCAGCACCGATGATTGTTGTTGGGCCGTCTGTCGGCGCTTGGTAGCGCTGAGCTGCGATACCTGCGAAGCCAGACACAACAGTTTTGTTGTATGGGCCAACCATCAGGACTGATGGGTTGCCGCCTGCAGTGTAGGCTTTCTGCATAACGTCTTTGAGCATCGCTTCTGTGAAGTCGCGCTGCGTTCCGTCGTTGCGTGCGTCTGAGCCGTCAACCGCTGTCGGGTCTGTGCCGTCACCAGCTTTGTTGGTGTTTGTGGCAATCCACGCGCCGAGACCCGCTGTCACGCGGCCCGCTGAAGAAGAACCCGCTGAACGAGCTGTGTTCCCCGTGAGCATTGCCTCTACATCGCGTTTGATTTCCTTGCCGCGCTTGGCCATCTGGTACGCAACTTCGTCGTTACGGCCAGCAAGGTCTTGCGCTGAAAGGTTGTCAGATACGGCCAGAGTGCGGCGACGGATCTGCGTGTAGTTGCCGACGCGAACTGTCGCGGCTGTGCTGTCGAATGATGTGACGTCGTCGCCGTCGATGATGGCGGTTGTGTCTACATCAGCCAAGC